TTGACCTTATCAGCCCAGTATGCAGCAGACATCTTACCTTTACTGATGTTGTCAGCATGACGAGCCTTAAAAGATTCTCTACGTTTACGATATGAAGAAGACTCTCCTTCTTTCTTAGGAGAGCCTTGTACTCCTTGTTGACCGAAACGAATCAACTTAACTTGATCACCTTCTTTCGCAACAACAACGTGACTTTTAGTAGGATGGTCTGGTGTTCTTTTAGGACGATTATATCCAGACACTCCTGCCCTTTCTAATCTAGGATCTTTCATTTCTTCTTTGCAGTGTTAGCTGCCTCCTTAAAAGCCTTATTAGTTGGAGCACCTTTGCTTCCAGGCTTCCTCATCTTTTCTTTGGAGCCTTCAGCAATACGCTGTCTTTTAGCGTGAATGTTGGCGTATAGTCCTTGTTTCATTTCTTTTTCTTAGGCTTAGTCATACCAGCCTCTGAAAGAGCAATAGCCACTGCTTGCTTACGTGACTTTACAACAGGACCACCTTTACCGCTATGTAGTGTTCCTTCTTTGTATTCACGCATAACTTTCTTTACTTTAGCAGGTTTCTGTTTCATGAAGGATAACCCATCTTACGTTCTTTAGCCTTCATAGACTTAGATTCTTTCTTCTCGTGCATCTTCTTAGCTTTCTTCGATGCGTACTCTTCAGCTTGTTTTTTACCTTTAGCTGTATAAGGAAACTTCTTATCACCTACCATCGGCATTTGTTTTCTCCTTGTTCCTACGAAATATAGACTGAACAGTCTCAGTTTCCCAGATACGAATAGCTGTCCACACAATAGTGAGGATTGCAGCAATAGCTGGTAATAAATTAGCCAATGTACCTACAACCGTAATGATTGAGACAGCGTCTCCTAGCTGCTTAGCTTGTTCGTCTAGGTGCATAGCCATGCTATTACTCTGACAAATTTAATACTTGTTGTTGGAGAGCTTGAATCTGTAGTAGTAGTTCTTCTTTGGTAGGTTTAACGATTTGCTCTAGCACTGGTGTTGGCTCTGTAAACACACCATCTATGTAACCCCAACCAGGACCAGCATTCGGACAAGGAACCCATCCTTGTTGCTGTGCGTAGGCTTCATCAGCTACAACAACATTAACCACTAAATGATTATCAATGATTGCGTATCTCATGTTGATCACCAAGTATAAACACGACAGAAACCTGCACCACCAGCACCGCCTGTACCTGCTGCTGTTCCAGAATGACCAGCACCTCCTCCTCCACCACCAGCGGTTACACCACCAGCACCGCCATTAGAGTATGTACCACCGCCATTACCACCAAAGCGAAATGCTCCTGTACCACCTCCTCCAGAAGCTCCTGTTATAGAACCACCTGTACCGCCTGAATAACTACCACCATCGCTTGTTCTTGTACCAGCCCCGCCACCACCACCTGCACCACCAGCATAAGAACTACCGCCATCAGTGCCAGCTCCTGCTGTTGTAGAACCGCCTCCAGCAGCACCGCCAAAACCAGAGCCATATTGTGTGGCGTCTGGTGGAGATGATGTTCCTAAAGCACCTCCGAAACCTGCTGCATTAGCTGTTGGAGCACCAGCGGCTGACAAAACCCCTGCTCCATTACCACCTGAATTGTATGTAGAATTAGGACCACCAGGACCAGCACCACCACCATAGGCTGTTAAGTAACTTCCAAACGTACTGTTACCACCAGCAACACCAGAAGAACCACCAGCAAAACCACCACCAGCACCTGCTCCAGCGCCTCCTGTACCGCCTGCGCCAATCGTTACTGAAACAGTTGAAGATAAATCACTTGCCTTGAATAAACGAAAAGTGTAGGCTCCTCCACCTCCACCGCCTCCTCCAGGACCATTACTCTGTCCGCTACTTGTTCTTGAGCCACCGCCACCACCTCCCCCAGCACCCCAACACTCAACCATAACAAACTTGGCTGCTGATGGTTTAGTCCACGTACCTGATGAAGTAAACTCTTGATAATCAGAACCAGGGGCAGGTGAAGACGACCACGTAGATCCTGTTGATAACAATACATTACCAGCACTACCTGCACCAACAGTAACAAAAGATCCTGAACCGTTACCAATTAAAACAGACCCAGCAGTAGCGAACGAAAGACCAGTGCCTCCGTCAGTTACAGCTAAATCAGAATTAAGATTAACAATTGTTCCACTTGACAAAGTAAAGTCAACAGCGTCTAAATCAGTAATGGTTAAGGAAGTAGCTGTACCAGAAGCAGCATCTAACTTCGTAGCAATAGCTGTGGCAATATTATTGTACTCAGTATCGTGCTCAGTACCTTTAATAATCTTGTTTGCATTACCACTCGGTAGCGAGTCTTTTGCAGCAAAGTTAGTTGTCTTTGTATAGTTAGACATGCTAATCAATCCTCTTTGGTGTTCTTACCCTTTTGGACCTTTTCAGTTTTCTTTTCTTCTTGTTCTTTTACTTCTTCGTAATCAGGATGTTTTCTCATCTCAGCAATATCAAAGTCATACTCTACATTAAGTAAGTTATTTGACCATTTACATCTAAAAGTAACCATTGTGACCTCTATATAAAAGAGAAGCTGCCTAAGCAGCCTCTCTATAGTGCTTCTAATTAGCTAGGAATAATCAGAGCAATACCAGCATCGTTACGCAGCTCTGCAACACCGTAGAGGGTATCAGCAGTGTAAAGCGTAGCTAGGTACTCTTGCTTGTACTGAGCCTGTGAGCGAACAGCCATCTGCTCTGCAAGGACCATTGCATCCTTGTGGAACATCAAGCAAGCACGAGGAGCTGTACCAGAAGAAGCGTAAGCAGTGTCAGCGTTGCTAGAAACAAACACTTTAACACCGTATACGTCACCAATCTGACCGTTACGGATGGTGTTGTTACCACCTTGCTCACCAACAAATGCTTGCTCAGTAAAGCGAGCAAGACCCATAAGGGTGTTACGAGCAACAGGAGGAATAACCAAGTAACGACCATCTTGAGGTACGTTAGCATCGTCAAGACGTTGAATCGTACGACGAATAGCAGCATCGGTCAATGCAGTTGCATTACCAGCACCAGCACCACCAACGAATGCAGTAGTACCATCGCCACCAATGTAGGCAGTGGTTGTACCTGACACACTATAGTCACCAGTAGCACCGGCAGCGTGTGAGCCGTTGAAGAGACGACCGATCTGAATAAGATCGCTGTCTACCTGAGTAGCAAGAGCATAACCAGCGTCTTCCGTGTAGAAACGACGAAGTGATGCTAATGCCTGAACTTCTACGATGTCCTCGATGAGACGTGAGTATTCGTAGTGCTTGTTGATGCTAACCTGTACTTCAGACTCTACGTTAGCCTGAATCGTAACAGCAGTGTTAGCTGCTTTAGCAAACGCTGCACCACGAGTGGGGCTAGGAATGTGAAGCGTATCGCCTTTCTTACCACGCATCGTCATCTTGTTGACGAGGTTCGCCATAACAAGAGCTTTTTTGTAACTTGCAATTATTTCGTCTGACCAAATTTCCGGAAGAAATTTATCCGCATTGGTCTTGTTAACAATGGAGCCACTTCCTCCAGGATATGCTGCTGATGCCATTTTAAATTCCTTAAAAGTTTAGGTTATCTAACCCTATTCTCGTTATAGGCTGCCATGATGTCATCTTGTAAAGCCATATAACGCTCAGGGTCTGTCATTTGTAGTCGAATAAGATCTGCTCGACGATAAATTTTCTTGCTCGCTTCACCAGTAGCACCATCGACTGCTACAGTAGCTGCTTTCAATGTTTGATTACGTTGATCCTGTAGCTGCTGTGCTGCTTGTTGAACAGTTTCCTGTTTAGCTTTCCTCAATGCTTTGAAGTTAGCTAACAACTCATTAGCTGAATCGAAATCAAATTGTTTGTCTGCTGCTGCGTATAGTCTCTGACGAATCGGTGACTCATTCACCCATGTTGCAAACTCAGGATCAGCGATCACTTGAGTGTAATCAGGGTGACTTTGAGCTAGCCTGTTCGCTGTCTGCATCCTAGCCATTTGCATAGCTGCTTGCTGTGCTTGTACAACAGCTGGATGCGCTTCTACTGCTTTGTTAACTGCCTTAACAGGATCGGCAAAAAAGTCAGTATCATCTTCGATAGCTTTAGCAGGTTGTTCCTGCGGTGAGATTTGCCTCTTAATAAGTTCATCGGCAAGTTTACGAACTTCACCAACTTCCTGTGCTTGACGACCGATTAGCTTTTCAGCCTCTTGGTGCATCCTAATAATGTCATCCATCGATTTGCCCTTGTACTTCTCAGGGATCGTTGGTTCCTCTGGAGGTGGTGCTGATTGAGATTTAACTTCTTCAGCTTGAAATTCATCACCTACGACTTCATCATCTTGAGATTCTACAAATTCAGCCATCTGCTCTCCTAGTCGGGATAACCCAATTGTTAGGAATTAAAAAGGAATCTAAGCTACCCTTCATAGAAGGACTTAGACTGTGCTACTTTATTTGCCTGTTCGTGAACCCTAGCCCATTGATCATAAGCAGTTGGAAAAGCACCAGTGATGCCTTCCAATTTACTCCGAGGAGCTGCTAACTTTCTTGTAGCTAGTAAATCACAGTGTGGGCATTGCACACGGTCTGTTGAACGATCAACTAAGTGTTCGCTTAGATGACCGTTGTCACATTCAAAATCATTTAATATCCTCATAGGCTTTTTCCCAAACGTCTTTCATTGTTAGGAGCCAATCTAATGCTTTTAGTTGACCTTTACGTTCTTGTAGTTCTTCTCCACTAGAGATAGTGGTTATGTCCGCTACTGCGTCTCTGTACTCTTTAGCGTCTTCCAGCAGGGTTTTCCACCCTGGGTGACTCATAAGGTCGAATCGCTCTTCGTAGTACTTTAGTAACTTAGTAGTATCCATTGTTGTTATTTTACCACAGTAAAAATATTGTTGTAAAGAGCCTTGACTACGTAAGTAAAACGTGTTACAATAACCTTTTCGGGAGGCTCTATGAAATCAATGCACTTTGCTAAAAGTAAGCTAACACCAGAGGAAAGACTAGATCTTGTTTGTCGTTTAGTTCTTCTAGGTAAACAAACTGATGAAATCAGGGTTGATTTAGGTAATGTGAGTCGTCAACGAGTACATCAGTTGTTTAACAAGTTAGTGTCTTTAGGTAGGCTTACGTACGAACAATTACCTAGGCAGGCTACGTTACTGAAGAGACGATCTAGTTACAAACAAAAGTGGGGACATTTCCCTGAAGAATCTTATGTTCGTGCCGATGAGTTCTACCAGATCATTAGAGAAAAGTTCAGACGTAAGAAAGCATCTAACTACAAACATGATTGGGATATAGAGTTCAATGACCTAACATTCCCTACCCATTGTCCAATATTAGGCATTGAGTTAGACTACCTAGCTAGTTTCCGTTCAGACAACTCTCCAAGCTTTGATAGGATTGATTCCTCTAAAGGATACGTCAAAGGAAACGTAGTTATCTTATCCTGGAGAGCTAACCGTATTAAGAATGACGGTACTGCTGAAGAACATCAAAAGATAGCAGACTTTATGCGATCTGTGATGTAGTAAACATAGTTACCT